GCTTGTCCTGCCGCTGCTTGTTGTGCAGGAATCTTGTCTGCAACGCTGCGACCAACATACGCTTTCAATAGTTGTGCAATACCTTGCACTGGGCTTGGTGGCACATAATGACCAGACACCATTTGACCTTGCGGCTGATCCATCAACGCTTGCTGCATCATAATGTCTGCATAGCGCTGATTTTGAGCAAGCTGATATTGAGATTGCGCCGCTTCTGGCCCTAACAACGCTGTTAAGGGACTCATTGTTTGTGCAATTGGATTAGCCATATAAAATTATCCTGTAATTAACCAAACAGACCTTTAAACGTGCCTGCTGGGGACATCAACCCTGCTGCACCCAAACCAAACAAACCTTGCATCAATTGTGAGTTTGCAGCGTTTTGTGCGTTTGATTGAGCTAATTGACCTTGATATTGAGCTTGCGTAGCGTTAAAGGTTGGTGACGCTCCTACGTTGACAGGCTGATAACCTGAGAACTGTGGCAATTGAATCTGCGAACCACCCATAATTGCAGCAAGCTCTTGCAATGGCTGACTACGCAGCGCCAAGTCTTGTGCAAGCTGTTGTTGCTGTGCCGTGTTCTGAAACTGTGCTTTGTTAAGCGCTTGGTTGTACCCAAGGCTTTGACCTTGAATGCCTTGACCAAAGTTCTGACCCATTGCTTGGTTATACAATCCTGCACCAGCTAATTGAGCTTGGTTTGCAAAGTTACCAAGACCTAGCAATTCATTGACGTTTTGCTGACGTGCTGCCAAATCAAGGTTAATGCCTTGTAAAGCCGCTTGGTTGTACAAGTCGTTTTTGCTCATCTCACGATTGCGAAACGCTTTGTCGTAGGCTTCTGTGCCGGGTGTTAGTCCCTGATTTGCTAGTTGTTGACGAAACGATACGTCACCAGCTTGCAAGGTAGGATTCAAACGCTGCAAGATCAATTCTTGAGCATTAGTCCCTGCGTTAATTGGCATAGCAACAGCGCCACTTGTATCAATCGCATACTGTAACGGAACGCTAGTTTTTGCCATGTAATCAGCGGCATCTGGCACTTCACCGTACCCGCCAAAATCTTTTCTGATTTCAGTCGATGTTGGTACAAATGGCGTTGACAGCGTAGCTTGCACGTTATCCATTGCTGTGCCGCCAAGCTCTGCTAAACGCTGTTGTACACGTTGTTGTGCCTCTAGCGTTGCTTGTGCTGTTGGAGTCAACTGTTGTGTAACTGTTGGAGCGCCTACATTCGTCATAAACGCATTGCGATCAGGCGCTGCACCTCGTGACTTTAATGCCTTGTCATACGCTGCTTGGTCAAAATATGTGTAATCAGAACCAGAGTCACCCGCACCACCACCTGTTTGATAAAACTGACCTCGATCAACAGTGGGTGCTTTTTGATACTCTTGCAGTGCTTTGTTGTACCCAGCTTCGTCAAATGTAGGTGCGCCATAAGTAATGGTCTGCGTCCCAAACGGTGTAATCATGTTTGGGTTGCTCAGTCGTGAACTAGCCTCAGACGCTTTCAAATTCTCTTGTCCTTGCTGTTTTGCAAGAGCCATGTAATCTGGCACTGGTGGCGTACTAACCGACTTACCCATAACGAACCCCTAAAAATCGACAATTTTCTCTTGTCATTGTCAAAAATATAATGTCACCGTCTTGCGAACCGTCAACGATTCTAGCTTCTTCGGTAAAACCCATATTTGTTACTAATTTTATACTTTTAACGTGATTAGATACCACCGGAACGATAATTTTCTTTACATTGCAAGCATTAAACGGATAGTCAAAAATCGCTTTTAAATACGCTTTTGTCATCCTGCCTTCAATCGCAATGTGACAGAAAATTGATGCTCGATTCCAATTTTCGTAAATCACGCCTGCAACGATTACGCCATCTTTCATAAGCCCGATAGCGCTACTCGTTTTAGAGTAAAACTCACCAGCAATTCGATCCGCAACCCAAGCGCCGATTTCAGCGCCTTCAGCTATATTCCAGCCCATCCGGTTTGGTACACAATGTCGGTTGATGCCCACAAGATAGTTACACCCTGTGAAGCTGACTTAAATTGAGTAGACCCACAGTAGCCAATGCCTGTGATGCCTTGCCAGTTGTTGCTGATAATGTTTTCTGTACCCCAATATGAGCTATCCCATAGCGCTGTGTCCCACAACCCAAAGTTGCTAGGCGAAAACGCCAGTGATGCAGTCGTGTCTTGCAAGTCAAAATCGACGTTCATGCCGACAAAGACTGAGGGAGCGCCATTTGTGAACAAACTAGGTCTTGCTCGTGTGAAATACTTTTTAACGCCACGAGATTCAAAGTAATTAAACGCTTGAAATGCGTTGCTGTTGATGTTTGCACCGTCATCTGCATAAGTTTCGTCCCATGCGTGTGCAACATAGCCATCAGCACCAAAATACGGTTCGTTTTCAAAGATTTCCCAGCAATTTGCTGCCCAACCAGTGAAATTGCACCATGCTTTTGTGATGTTATTCATCACATATTGCTGTTGCTGACCCGCCGCAACTGGCACATTAACACTCAAAGCGTTGTGCCTTGGGTCAAATATCATTTGCCAACCAAATGTATCGCCGTAAGCTTGCGTTGCCGATGCAAATGCGCCTTGAATCTTGTCAGAAAGCGCAACTCTAGGGTCTAAACGTGAACTTTGTAAGCTTGCTGCAAGCGGATAAACGCCGTTATACGTCAAAATGACAACATCGCCGCCGTATTTAATTAAACACCGTCTACCAACAGGCTTACCAACACGCCAAACGCCGATTAGCGACCATTTTGTAGCGTCACTAGGGTCTGTGCCTGCGTAAACGATAACTTCGCCATTAGACGTGATAAACACAAGGTTATCGTCAACGCCGTAACCAGCGTCTAGCGTCCATGTGCACAAACTTACAATATAACCACCTAATTGAGCAACGGCGCTCATGTCAATGTAGTTTGCAGCGCCTTGAATTGACAATGTTGGCAAATACCAAGCTTTCAACGTGTCGTTTTCAGTAAACCAAACTTGATTCTTAAATGTTGTGATGTTGTTTAAGTCTTGCTGGTTTACGCCTGTGATTGTTGGCGTAATCCATGTCGAACCGTCATAAATAATCGGGTCATCAAAGCCGTTTACAGCGTACAAATAGCCGCCAGCAGGGGTTGTGACGTTGACGTATTCCCACTTAGCATTGGACAGTCCAAACAAGTCTGGCGCACCGACAGGCCCTGACGCAGTAACGTCATACACCTCATCAGCAACGCAAGCAAATAGCTTGTTTGTAGCGCCTGATGAGTATCCCATCAAAGTTTGCACTTGACCGCCTAGACCTGTTGCGTGTTTTGTGTAACCGGGTCTTAGCACCACGTTATTCACAGACGGGAACAAGTTGGTCAACTGGACAGCATCAAGCACGTCCATGTTTGCAATTGAGTCCCGCACGTTCCAGCCACCGATAGGCGAAGGAAGTGAAGCTACTTTTGCAGCAGTGCCTTGAACTAGCTGATTGATGCCTCTGCGTGTAGCCATGTTAGTTCGGGCCGTATCCGGTGTCAGGAATGTTGTCGTAGCCAATCAGCACTGTGCCCGGTCTTGGCGCAAACGACAGGTTTGCAGCGCTCATGTCCTGAGCCAATATCGTCTCTAGCTCTGTCATGTAGTTGCGGAACATCGCTGTGGTATCGAAGCCCTTAGCCTCAAAATACTTCAGCTTTGTAGACAACACCATTAGGCGATCAGGATAGATACAGGTGTCAGAATCCGCTGTAAACGAGTTCTTTGGCGTACCGTCTGCCGCCTCTGCCCATGCTTGCGAGCGGTATTCGTAGCCTAGTAGCTCATTGGTTGAGACACCGGGCCATATCTGAAAGCTGTTTCCCAGCAAACGCCACCGAATGCGAGGGCCAGTCGAAATATACCCAGAAAGCAGCCATTCCCATTGTTGAGCGTCAGTTGGGCCTAACATCTCCCAATGCTTTGACTTATCCCAATGAGTGCGAGGAACTGTCGAATCGTAGTCAGCAGGAAGCGGATACTTTACTTTCATAAAGCACAAGTCAGTGCCGACAAAGTTGCCTGTTGACGGTTGATTGACTGTAACTTGCGTAGCTGAATCTACGCTTACGATGTATGTAGCGTTCCCAAGCCCGTTGCCTGTGACCTGATAAGTTGTATCAAATCCAGCGGTGCTTGGGATGTTAGTGATTGTGTAAGTATTAAGAGCAACATCACCAGTTGTGTTGGTGAATGCCGTTGTGAACAAATGCTGCTTTGTGATTCTGCGCCAATCGCCTTTCTTTAGTAGCTCGTAGCCTGATGCGTTCATCAGAGCTAAGATTTGGATAACGTCCTGATTTGTGTTACCCGCTACAGAAGCTGGTGTTGATACGCCTAGCTCGTTTGTCACTTGCGTGACCAATTGCAGCATTGTGGACATTTATTCCTCTTTCTTCGGTCTACCAGCCTTTTTCTCAGCCATGAACGCAGCAAGTTGCTCTTTAAGTTCAGCTAACTCTTGCTTCGTGTTTTCAATTTCGACTTGGCTTTCAGACTGGTTTTTGTTCAATAAGAAACTTCGAGCTTTATCACGCAAACCTGCTGCGCCCATACCGACCTTTTGAAGTTGCATATCTGAAGCAGTAGCTACTTGCTCAACAGTCTGAAACTTCAAAATACTCAATTCTTCCAACTGCATCTGATTGATCTCGCCCGGACGAGCTAAGTGCCAATCTTTTAACGGAGTGCCAATCATGTGTGCATCGCTGTTCTGCATCTGATAGTGTAGCCATTGACGAGGAAACCTCTGCTTATGACTATCACGAACAGGTTGCTCGACTACGTTAGTCTTATCACCCGGCACTACGATTCTAACAAAAGGAACGCCTTGATACGGTTTTTTTACATCCGTACTAGGGTGTTCAAACGTATAAAACTCAACAAACAATTGCGAGTCTGCATTACGAATATCGCTATCTAGTCCCAAAATCTTCTCCCGTTAGATAAAAA